ATGGTGCAGGACATAAAATCCGTTCTGTCCGAGAAGACGCTTGATCACATGAAAACGGGAAGATGCATAAGCATAAACGACATGGAATTGCCGCCGCGTGACTTCAACAAGCAGCCGCACCTTGTTCCGTTAAGTGAGGCTGCTTGGAAAAAGCGGTGGCGCCCCAAAAAGCCAGAAGATGACCCGATGTACTGGGATATTTATCGGCTAGCGGGGATTGAATGACCTTCACGGTGAACGTGGTTGCGAACGGCTGGTCGGTTGAGATTTGGCGCAACCGTGTTGACCGGACGGTGCATGTGTTCACGGATCGCGATGCGCTGATGGCGTTTTTGTCTGCCTTGCTGGACGGCCACTGATGCCCCGGATTGGCGACCAGTTTGTTGACCTGTCGAATGTGAACGAGCGGACGCTGGCGAATTTGCCGGCTGAGACGTTCCGGTACACGCTCGAGCAGCTGTTGAAGCTGGACGCGCAGGACCGTCGCGAGATGCAGATTTTGCGGTACGAGCCGCCGAATCCGCGGACGCGCAACATTTTCAAGAGCCGTGCGCGTTTGATGGGGATTGGCGGCGGCAACGGCTCTGGTAAGACGACGACGGCGTTAGTGAAGGCGTTGGCGCTGGCGACGGGGTGTCTACCGGACAGTGTTCGCGATGATTTGCGGCCGCAGTTTCGTGGTCCGATCAATGTGCGTGTGATCGTGCAGTCGCTGACGACGGTGCTGGATCAGATCATCCTGCCGAAGATGATGTGGTGGAAATGGACGGGCGTCGACATGCCTGGCGGGGTGAAGGGGCACTGGGGGTGGATCCCGAAGATGTGCCTGGTGGACGGATCGTGGGACCGGTCGTATTCGAAGAAGAACCTGACGCTGACGGTGTTGTGCCGGAACCCGGATAACCTGGATGAGGTTGTCGGGCAGTCGATGATCCACTTCATGTCGCATGAGCAGGCGGCGCAGGACGCGGCGTCGGGCGACTTCCACATCATCGTGATGGACGAACCGCCGAAGCTTGCGATGTTTCGCGAGTCTCAGGCGCGCACGATGCGTGTGAACGGGCAGATCATGCTGGCGATGACGTGGCCGGATGACCCGACGATCCCGGTGGATTGGATTTTCGACGAGATTTACGAGCCGGGACAGCCGGGGCCGAGCAAGAATCCTGACATCGATTGGTTCGAACTGTGGACTGAGGAGAACACGACGCTGAACCAGGCGTCGGTTGCCGAGCAGGCGAAGAAATGGAGCGAGGACACGAAGAATGTGCGCCTGTACGGGCGTCCGATCCGGTTTTCGAACCGCATTCACCCGCTTTTCACGGACGTTCCGATGACGTGGAGCGTTGCGGCGAACCAGAATGTGTTCCCGATTGATGGCAAATGCCCTGTTACAGGCTCGTCTGACCTCGTTCCCTACTGCCACGTCGAGGAATTCGACATAAATCCGCGCTGGCCGACGGTTTTCGTGATCGATCCGCACCCTCGCAAGCCGCATATGTTCCTATGGGCGCAAATTGACCCGTCTGACGACATCTGGATCGCTGCCGAGGGCGCTTTGGACGCGGATCCGGTGACGTTGAGGCAATATGTCGAGGATCAGGAGCGATTTTACCAGTTTTCGGTGGTGGCCCAGCGGTTGATCGACCCGAACATGGGTGCGTCGCCGTCATCGAGCGATCGGGAGAAGACCTGGCAGTCGGAAATGGAGGCCGCTGGGCTGCGTTGTGACCTTGCCGACGACGTGGACGTGGGCCGCAAGCTGATCAACGAGTATCTGAAGGTCGACAACCGCACGCGCCGGCCGCGACTGACTATTCACACGCGTTGCCACCAGACGGTCTACCAGATGAAGCGATACGTCTGGGACAATTACCGGAACCAGGACGAGCGCGATTTGAAGACGAAACCGCGCGACAAGTACGACGATTATCCGACGATGCTGAAGTATCTGCTAAACTCTGGTCCGTCGTTTCGCGTGCTGAACGGGAACGGGGACATCAAGAAGCTGATGAATTCTCCGTTCAAGTCTGCGGCACAGCCGAAGCGGAGAGATGGTGTGATTTACAGGGATGACCGCATTTGAGCATGCCAGGCGAGCCAATGCCGGAAGAGCAGATGGGTCTGCAGGATACGCAGAACCCTGTCGAGCAGCTGATGCCGGACGCCCCGAAGCCGCGGCGTCGCGTGCGCTCCGTGACGGTGGACAAGGAAGCGATCTGCAAGCGTGTCGTCGACTTCTACACGGCTGACATTGAGGGCCGCGCGCAGGACCGGGAGCGCCGGCTGCAGCGATACGCGAAATTCCGCATGTGGTCCGAGGGCAAGAACTGGCCGTGGGTCGGTGCGTCGGACATCGGTTTGCCTGACATGATGGAGAAGTCGCTGCGCGTGCAGGATACCCTGCACAATGCGGTGATGGCGTCCCGCCCGTCGGTGTTCAACGCGAAGTCCGCGAACGACACGAACAAGGGCAAGGAAGACACGATCACGAAGCTGCTGGACTATCAGGTCTTCACCGAGTGCCGCGGCGAGACGATTGTCGGTGAGTTGATCGACAGCTTCGTGAACGACGGCTGCTTCACGGCGTACGTGCCGTGGGTGAAGGAAAAGCGCGAGGTTGCCGAGCGGATCGAGTATCCGTTCCCCGGCGAAGGCGAGGACTTCTTCCAGTACCTGTCAGGCATCGTGAACGACCGCTACCCGCAGGCGAAGGACATCCACCCGGAGGACGAAGAGGGCTGGGATTGGTTCGTCCAGGTGAGCGAGGAGGAGACGGAGCGCGTCTCGTTCTACACCGAGGAAGACGAGACGGACGCAGCCGACAACACGATCCTCTGCATCATCAAGAAATTTGTGGTGACGCACGACGCACCGGTCGTGATCCCGATGGACTACGACGACGTGATTTACCCGCCCGGCGTGGCGAATCTCCAGGCGCCGGGACCGGCGAACCCTGGTGGCGCACCGCACGTGATGCTGCGCTCCTGCCCTACGATCGACGAGATCAAGACGCTGGCCGCGCAGGGTTATTACGACATGGTGTCCGAGGAAGAACTCGAGGCGCTGCGTCCCGAGTTCAAGTCATCGAACAAACACCTCAAGAAGGACGCCCTCGACAAGCTTCAGGGGCAGTCCCAGTGGAAGACGCCGACGGACCACACGCAGGGTACGGTCACGCGCCTTGTGGTGTTCGACCGCTTCGACCTTGACGGCGACGGGCTGGCCGAGGACGTGGTGTTCTGGGTTCTGGTCGAGCCGAAGATCGTGCTGCGCGCTCGCATGTTGAGTGAAGTGTTCCCGGCGAAAGTGCCCCGCCGGCCCCTCGCGGAAGCCACCTTCTGCCCGGTTGGCGGGCGCCGCGAGGGAATTGGCCTGCTCGAGATGCAGGAAGGCATCCACGACATGCAGAAGATGCTGTTCGACATTGCGTGCGACAGCGGCACGTTGGGCGCGATGCCGGTGTTCTTCTACCGGATGGCCGGTGCGTTGAAGCCAGAGAACCTGCAGGTGTTCCCCGGCATGGGGATCCCGGTTGGCGATCCGCAGCGTGACATTTCCTTCCCGAACATCGCGAACCAGAACGGGCTTGGCATGATGCTGAACCTGATCTCGATGCTGGGAACGTGGGGCGACCGCGCGACGATGATTGGCGAGTTCCAGCTGGGCCGCGTACCGGCGGGTAAATCGTCAGCGCTTCGCACGACGGGATCCGTCTCGATGCTGCAGGCGCAGGGCGACGCGCGACCGGAGCGTATCCTTCGCCGGCTGTTCATCGGCCTGGCGCAGATTTGGTCGATCATCCATGACCTGAACTGCGCGTTCCTTCCGCGTGGCAAGCAGATTCGTGTCAGCGGGTTGAAGCGACCGGACGAGGATCCGTACGTGACGATCGAGGGGCGCAACGCCATCGACGGCATCTACGATTTCGAATTCGAGGCCAATGCCTTCAACACGTCGAAGGCTGCGATGCAGCAGGCGCTGATGCAGGTATCCGGCGCCCTGCTCTCCCCTCTTGGCGTGCAGACCGGGCTGGTGAAACCAGAGAACATTTACAACCTGTTCCGTGACCTTGGTAAGTCGTTCGGCCTGTCGGTCGACAAGTACCTGACGGCGCCGAACCCGGAGGCGTCGCTCCCGCCGATCACGGCGCAGGATGTCGTGACGCAGATTGCATCCGGCGTGAAGCCGTACGGCAAGCCGGCGGAAGGCACGCAGGCGCACCTCGAGACACTGGCGGAATTCGTAAATTCGGATGACTTCGGCCACTTCGACGACAAGCAGCGTCAGGTGTTTGGCGAATATATTCAGCTGGTCATGCAGCGTTTCGAGCAGGAACAGCAGCAGGCGATGATGATGCAGGCGGCTGCGGCGTACCAGCAGCAGATGGGCCAGCAGGGCGGCGGTCAGGGCGCTGCACCAGGACAGGTTTCCGACCCGAACGCGGGGCCACCCCAAGTGTCGAGCGGTGCGGAATTGATGGATGAAACCATGCCGACGGCCGGTGGCGGCGGGCAGCAGATGGCAGCGGAGTAATCAGATGGTGTTCCCACAACGACGCGGTCTTGGCATGGCAAATGGCCCGGCCATGAAGGGCGCGATGCATGACGAGCCGGATATGGATCAGATGGGTGGACCGTCCGACGGCGACATGGACAACCCGGACATGGAGATGGGTTACGATCAGGGCGGCGAAGACGGCGACGGCCACGACCAGCAGTTCCAGCAATGGCAGCAAGCTGTCGAGCAGGACCGGCAGCGTCACAAGGACCTGACCGGAAAAGACTACGACGCGTGGGATATGCACTGGCGCGAGCAAGCGAAGAAGAACGGCCTCGACGAGCAGGAAGTCGACGCGTTTATGGACTCGCTGTGGGAAGGCCAAGGCAGCGAGCCGGAACGGCAGCAGCAGCCGATGCCGCGGCAGGGCAACCGGTACTGATGAAAGTCTCATTCGCGGAAGCGCAGGATTTCTTCAAGGAACGCCGCGGGAAAGCGCCTGACTATCAGGCCGGCAAGCCCGCGGTGTCACAAGCCCTGCTCGAGCAGGCGGTCGTTGCGTCCAACCACCTGACCGCCAGCCCGGAGTGGAATGTGTTCCTGCAGCGCATCCAGGTCTGGATCGACCAGGACCGCAAATCGCTGCAGGCAATGGGAGACGCGATCGCGCTTCCGAACCTTACATCAGAGCAGATACTGCAAGGGCAGCGTCACATGCTCGTCACGAAGGCAAAGATCGAAGCATGGGAACAGGTCATCAGCTTGCCAAAGGAAATCATCGGGGCAGCGCCACCGAAGGATCGACCGACAAGCCAGTAGTTCTGTTTCCGCTTCCGGTGGAAATTGCAGAGCGTCTGCGCGCGTTTATTCTTGACAAGAATTCCGGCAACATTCAGTTGAATATTCGACAGGGCGCGATTCTTGGTTTCCACGTGAACGAGGTTCACTCCCTGTAGCGTCGAGTATTTCCTCCCAAGGCTATCGAAACTTCGAGCCTCACCCGTCAAACGGTGGGGCTTTTTTGCGTTGAGGAACGACATGGCGAAGAAAAAGGGCAAAGGCAAAGGTTGCTGATGAGCGAGCAAACACCACAGGATAACACTCCGCGGGAATACTCTGTGTCCGAGTTGGATCAGGCTGTCGCCGCGAACCAGATTACCATGCAGCAGCGCGACCAGATTTTCGCGCAGCAGATCGAAAACAAGGCCCGCGCCACGGCGCGCGCCGAAGCCACCCAGATCATCGAAGTCACGACGCGCGAGAACTCGCTCGATTCCGAACTGCAGCAGTACGCGGGCGTGTCCCGTGAATTGGTGCAGGACGGATCGCCGCTTCGCCAGCGCGTGGCTTCAGAATTTGAATACCTCGTCGCCCGCGGCGCACCGCGCGACCTGTCCACGGAATTGGCGGCTGTCCGCTCCGTGATGGGTCCGCTCGAGCGCGCAAAGGCGTACGCCCAAGGCCGCACCCGCGGCGCCGACATGAGCCAGGATTCCTACGGAAGCCGGCCGATGTCCCCGCGCGAGCGTCGCCTTGAAGACCAGTTTTCACGCCTGGCGCCGACCCAGAAGCAGTTCTACGAAAAGCAAATCAACTCCGGTCTGTACGCAGACAAGGCAGCTGTGCTGGCGGAACTGAACTGGAAGCGCGGTTCCAGGCCGTCGAATAACGGAGGTCGGGCATGAGCCTGGTCCTTCCGAACGGACGGCCGATTTCCGCGCCCAACGTCATCAAGGGAGCCAACCATTGGACCCCGCGATTGATGGCGAGGGAGTCCGAATCGGCTGGCCGCAAGGAAGGCCAGACTGCCGGCACCCACCTCGACAACCTCGTCGAGACGCGTCGCATCCTGACGCTGTCGCCAGACGTGGCCAAAAAGTTTGCCACACCGGCAGGCAAGTCGATGGCCGAACGCAACAACTACGTCATCAAGCGTTCAATGCCATTTGCCCGCGCCTGGTGTGATGTCACGGGGCAATTCCACCCCGGCTGCATCGTCTTTTATCCGAAGGAGTTCGCATAATGGATTTCGCTTATAACCTTGGGTCGAACTCGACCCCAATCATCCGCAAGTACCAGGTCGGCGAAACCTTCGGCTTTGCCGGCGTTATCGCCTGCGTCGGCGGTGCCGGCGCTTACGGCATCAAGAAGGCCACGACCACGGCAGCGGCCAACGCCCTTGGCATGGTCCTCGAGGCTGTAACCACGGTCACGGCGCAGCAGACGGACAACTCCGACCCGACGCGCCGCATTTCCGTCATTATCAACCCGGATGCCGTCTTCAAGGCGCGCTACTGCGGTTCAGCCACGGACGGCACGGCCATCACGGACTACGCCGAAACGGCTGGCGACACGGCCGGCCTCACGGTCACCGCAGCCGGCCTTGTGTCAGCGGACGAAGGCTCGATCGTCTGTTCGTCTGGCGCCAACCCCGGCGTGCTGCGCAAGAACATCACCGGCGGTTCCGGTTCGGCAGTGGCAGGCGTTGCCTTCCCGGCCGACATCGCGATCGGCGACCGGTTCTTCACGCTTCCGCAGTCTGGTGGCATCGACGCGCAGACGGTGACGTTCACCACGAACCTGACCGAGATCAACCAATCCGTCGCGGTTGCCACCAACACGGCGGCTTTCCAGGTTCTTGAGTTCCAGCTGCCCGCTATCAACGGCGATCTGCTGACCCAGACCTACGCCCTGCTCTGCGCGACCGACCACCTCTTCGCGTCCAGCTAATCGCTGAAACGGTTTTAGGAGAATACAGCAATGCCAGCACCAGCTACCTCCACCCAATTTGGCGACCTGCTCGACCCGCGGTTCCAGAAGATTTTCTACGAGAATTATGACGGCCTGCCGGACATGATTTCCGACATCTTTGGCGCCACGCAGCACAACGGCCGCGCCGATATGCGCTGGTCAAACGTCGGTGCGTTCGGTGATTGGTCCGAGTTCACGGGAACGGTCGGTTACGACTCCCTGAACCAGGGCTACGACACGACCGCGACGTACATCGAGTTCGTGTCTGGTTGCCAGGTCGAGCGCAAGTTGTTCGACGACGACCAGTACCACATCATCGACAAGCGGCCGGAAGGTCTTGCGGCAGCGGCCAACCGCACCCGCCAGAAGCACGCGTTCCGCCTGTTCAACAACGCGGCATCGGTCGACACGTACTTCTACAACAACACGGAAGGCGTGGCGCTTGGCTCAACGGCCCACACCACGACCGCTTCCGGCGTTCCGACCACGACGGGTTTCAACAACCTGTCGACATCGGCGCTGACGGCCGTGTCCCTGTCCGCTGCCCGCATCAAGGGCGAGAAGTTCCGCGACGACCGCGGCAACCGTCTCAGCTTCGTCGACTTCGACGAACTGTGGGTTCCGGTCGACCTCTGGGACCAGGCGTGGGAAATCAACAATTCCGCCGGCAAGCCAGACACCGCGAACAACAACGCGAACATCCACAAAGGCAAGTACGAACTCAAAAAGAGCCTGTACCTGTCCGACACGAACGATTGGTCGCTGCATTCGAGCAAGAACCGCAAGCAGATGACCGCCTGGGTCGACCGCGTGAGCATGGAGTTCAAGCAGGCCGAGGACATCGACACGATGGTCGCGAAGTGGCGTGGGTACATGCGCTATTCGATGGCCTGGATTGATTGGCGTTTCGCAGTCTGGTCGTCCGTTTCTTAAGGAGGCTTAGATGCCGCTTACAAATTTCCAGTATGGCGTCTCCTCGTTCGGGATGCCGGTGATCGGGTCTGGACCGATTTTCACCACGGGGAACGTGTTCTTCGTGAGTTCGACGACGGCCGGCGCTTCGACAGGTAATGACGGCCTGTCGCCGCAAACGCCGCTGTCCACGATTGTTGCTGCGCTTGCCAAGTGTGTGGCGAACAACGGCGACACGATCATCGTCGAACCAGGTCACGTCGAGACGGTCATCTCCGCTGCTCAGGTCCTGATGGCAACATCAGGTGTGTCGATCATCGGCATCGGCAGGGGCGCGAACCGCCCGACGGTGAACTTCACCACGGCGACCACCGCATCGTGGCGCGTGACGGCTGCAAACTGCTACGTGGAGAACCTGCTGTTCATCGGCGTCGTTGACGCCCTTGTCAGCCCGCTCGACATCCGCGCTGCAGACTTCACGCTGCGAAACTGCGAAACCCGTGACACGGCAGGTTCCGCCCAGGCCACGGACTTCATCCTTACGACGGCCGCAGCAACCCGCC